TACATATCTGAACCAAATTCTTTTCTTTCTTGAGCAGTGGTTTTTGAAGCATTGTCAAAGGCTTGAACCATATCTAAATGTAAAAATCTTGAATTATCTATTGTTGGTTTTACCATTGTATCTGTAATAGTAAAATCTAAATCAACACTTGCATTGATTACAGCATTTGTAAAACCATGAAAATAAATTGTTTGTTCATCTCCAGAAGCATTCGTTTCTATTCTTGTTACTCTTACTGTATTAGGTGTTAAAGAAGCACTTGTTAATGTTATTTCTCTTTTACCTACATACTGATATGGTATGTCTAATGATAACCCTGGATCTAAAAGGGGATAAGGTATTTCAATTAAAATATTATTTTCACTAGCATTCGTTACAGTTTTTGTAGGATATGCACGAACTTCTACTTGTGTTCTACTATGATAAGGACTTGAAGCATTTCTTAAATCCCATAGTTCTGGATATAATTCTTGAGTTTTCAACCATTCTGATAAAATATAACAATTAAAATCATTATATAGTTGGTCAAATTCTATTGTAGTTCTTCTATATTCACCCTCCCCAAATTTATCATCACTTATATGTGTTATATATGTATAATTAAGTCCCTGATAAGCAATATCATTCAACCAATGTCGTCTCCCAGATATTACAAAATCAGGTCTTTTGAATGCTACAAATGTAAAATTATTTACCCAGTCTAATCTTTCTTGACTTATTATACCAGTATCATCTCCTAAACTAGCATTATTATCATAAGTAACTGCTTCATTAAAATTAGAAGCATTAAAAGTAGAACCATTAGCACATAGAAAAGGTTTATAAGTATCTGTTTTATATGTAGATGCTATAACTCCTTGATTATCATAGCATTCTGTACCTGATGGTTGATTTTCATTTTTAAAATATTCATAAGTATCTAAATTAGAGGCATTCTGTAATGATTGAGTAAATGCTTCAGCAATAAAATCGGCTGACCTTCGTCCTGGTGGTATTGTAATAGTTTTTAATTCTCTATAATTTTTATAAGTGGATACGGCTGGATCAATACTTCCATTAGCATTACAAACACCTACAAGGTCAGGTATTTTTGGAACTGTTGTATCTTTATTTAAATATGTTGTTCCATAATGGACGAAAATTGTAAATTTAGTTCCATCTTGTCTTACTTTAACAAGTTCACCATTCAAAAGTCTATCATCACTAAATACAGCAGAAGCATTTCTATCTCTTTGATAATCACTTTCACAGAAAGTCCCATTTTGAAGTTGTGTTATTGTAGCACCTTCAAAATTACAATCATCTGCTTTATAAACAGATGTTCCTTTTTTATCCATATCATAAGCATACAATCTTGGTAATGAGAAACAATTTTCTCCATTAGTTGTTTTATAATATTGTAAAGTCATGTGAACTTGATTATCATTTAATTGTTTTTCAAATGTTGATGAATTATATGAAACAGCATCATATTTTGCTAGTGATTCTCTATAACCAGTATTCAAATAAAAATTATCATCTTTATACTTTGTGGCTGTTGTAATATTTTCAATACTTACAGTATCTAAATAATCTCCTTTTAGTTCAATTGTTTTTCCTCCAGCTCCTCTCTCTGATACAATAGCAGAATGAATGTTGATTGTATCTCCGACATCCAATTGTATACCAGAGTTTAATTTATTTGTAAAGATAGCATTATTTGCTTCATTTCCAGAAGTATATTCGATTGAAGCTCTACGACTACAATCTAATAATTTCACATCAACATAAGATTGTTCTTGAGGTTGATTAGACATTTATATAATATAGATAAAAGAAAAAAGTAATTTATTTTATTTAACTAAATCCAACAGTAAGGAAACCATCACGAAGTTCAGCCACCTTTTCGATTTCAATGTAAGTTCTCTGAGTGTATGTTTGATCACCAGTCAGAGCAGCAAGAGCATCACACTTTGTAGTAAGTTCTAGACCACGAGCATTGACACGTCCTACAGGAAGCTTGTATGACTGGAAAAAGAAGTTTCCAAGAAGACCAGTTGAACCATTCTGTGCCGTTCCGTGGAAATTTTCAGAAGTTAATACATCACCTTCAGCAGAATATTCTTCACGTGTAACAAATGGGAAAGATCTTTCAGACCTTGCAGTCTTATCAAACAATACAGCACTATTACTTAAATCAATTGGGAATACAAAGAAATCATTCATACGAATATTTGTAGTTAGAGTACCATTCTTTTTCGTTCCTGAAGTATAATCTCTTTCAGGTGCTACAGCAGAATATTTGTTAAGAATATATCTATCAGTTCTGTTATCATCATGAATACCAGTAATAACACGAGTAACAATACGTCCAGCACCACCAAGATTTCTTACACTATTCTTAGCATCTGTTACAGAAAGAGAAGTTTTTGTAAGTCTGTAATCCTTGAATACAAACTGAGTAGGAGTCTTCATAAATTTATCAAGTCTCTGAGACATTTCAGCACCATCATAGAAAATATAATCTGCTACAAGTTTAACCTCTGTAGTATCAATCTTGAACTCAGTACCAGTTGAAGCATTAGCATCTACAGAAACTCTACCAGTAGAACTTAGAGGCTCCCATACTAGGTCTATCATTACTTCTTGCTTCATAGCAAAAAGAGGAAGATTCTTTCCCTTTAGGAAAGGAAATAATTCTCCAAGTGTTACAGAAAAAGTTGGTTCATTGTTAAGATCAGTGTATACACGATTCTTTAATGCTCCACCAAATGGTTCAACACCAGTATCAAGACCATAAGCTTCAGCAGCAGTATTTGACTGAGAACCAGCAGTATTATCATATACAAATTCATGACACATCTGCCGACCACTCATTACAGCTTCACGATCCTTGTTCATTTCATTTGAAATAAACATAGACTCATAGGACTTAAAGAAATTGTAATCATCCGTTTCATCTACGGTATTACCTCCAACACGTAGAGTTGCTCTACGAATTAGACTGTGAACACCTACACCAAGAGGGAAAAAAGCACCATCAGCAGTTGAAGCATTTTTCTTTACAGCTAAAGTAATTCTTGAACCATCATGTAAATAACCCTTGTTCTGTAAAACAAAACGGCAAGATACATCATTGCAGACAATTGGGTCAAGTACATCAGACGTGACATCCATAGCCATATTAGATTGAATTTCTCCTACCTTAATAAGGTTAGGAACATTTCCTTCATCCATTTTAGGGGGGTCAATAGGGAGAGTTTCTTGAATATTAGCCATATTTTTATAATATTAATTACATAAAAAAATAAATAAAAAAAAAAATTAAAACTTCATTTAGGCTACGATCTGGATGCCCTGAGGAGAATATAGCATAGTCTGTCTTGAATGGACGAAAAGGAAAAGAGCATTTGGAGAATCACTGTCAAGCCCTACCTCCATCTGGATACCAAAAGGAGTTGTAGAAAAATCTTCACCTACACCAGTTCCAGAAGTATCAAATGGAACTCCAATACATTCCATTACACCTCCTTCAGCAGTTAGAGGAGTCGTTGCTCCAGAATAAAGTCTGTTCGTATTTACAGGAGATATCTGAGACTTAATATTATTTGGCTTAATACTATCACGTGCAAAAGTTACAACTTGAGGATCTACTACAGTAGTGTTTTCACTATCCTTTACATTTGTATCTAAATTAAAGTTAAAAGGCATACGACGGCCTGCCTTGGTTATAATTATAGATTTAATATCTGCTTGAGTACCATCACTGTTGAGAGGAGTAGTAGTAGCATACGAATTATATGCTAAGTTGTTAAGATACTTAGAAGGACACATATTCATGAAAACTCCAAGAGTTCTTGAAGTTCCAAGATTGAAATTAACTACAGCATTAGCCGAATTAATTACATTGAAATACGAGGTAATAGCATTGTATGTGATTTGACCTGTAGAAGGCATCTGTTGCTGAGGAACATTTAATTCACAATGGAGACGGACATTTTCTAGTTCATAAAAAGCATCCGTAAGACCAGTAGTAGAACCATTAAGAGCATACAATGCCTGAGCATCTGGGGCTAATGTTAGTGAAATCTCAACCCCCCCTAGTGCTGTACCATCAAGGGGTAGTAAATTTCCTGAAGATAGGACCCCTGTTGGAAGATTTACACAAAATCTTGAACCATGGGCAGTAGCAGGGAAATCAACTAATTCTCTCTTTTGAGTTTCATAGTTAGGTACAGAAAGGGACTGATTGTTTGAAAAAGTCATTTTTTCTTCACGAGATGCTACATAAGGATTGTATGAAGCAAGGAAACGTCCATAATGGTTTATGGTTTCGATTACCTGACGAGATCTCTGAGATGTAATAGTTACTTTATCAATAATTGAATAGAGAGCAAGTTTTTCATCAATACCAAGCTGATCGGCAGTAGTTGGCTTAGTTCTACTAGCATCCTTAAAGAACTTAATATCTCCAGAAAGTCTAACACTACCACAATCAAGGAGATGAGGCTGTGAACCTATTAGGAAAGAAACAATTGGATTTCCTTGCTTGTGGGAAATCTTCTGGGTAGAATTAATATTCGAAGGCTGTATCTCGTTGTAGATAATACTCATTTTTATAATACTTAATATATATTATTTTAGATGAGATTATTTTAAAAAATATTATTACAAAAATATCTATACTTCAACTTGAATTCCATCCCCACGGATAACTATTCTACGAAGGTGGTATACAAAATTACACCAGAGCATATCCTTTTCAGGTGGGTTGCTTACGTCTTGGTAATGAACGTTAAGACGTAAATCTTTGTTTCTCATGTCATACACACCATTATTGAGAGAAAATGTTCTTCCTACAGCAAAGTTCTCATTGAATCTTGACATCTGTAGAGCAGGCATACCAGCAGCCTGAAGAGCCTTATCAAGTTCAAGTAGAGGAATAGCATCTACAGAACTCTTAGAAGAAATCTTTTCCGTATTGACATTTAATGATGGCTGATTACGTCCGTCATAGAAAAAGAAATATTCTGTGAGTCTGTTAGAGATTCCAGCAATACCACTTTGAGAAGAAAGTAATGTATGGTCGTAAGAGTTAGCATGGATTTCATAAGTTCCATTACAAGAAATCTGATCCTTTGCCGAATATACAGAGGCATCCGTAGGAACACAGATAACAGACTTAGCACGTTGATGATTACCAGGGATTCCAATATTTGCTACACGGTCTCCCTTGAGTTGAGAATAATTGTATACTTGAGTTGAAAGGAAATCATAAACCATCATTTTTCCTGCTTTCATGTCAGCCATAGCCTCTTGCTGTGCCTTAGCACCAAGATCAATTTGATTGAGGACAAGTTCTACATTACTCATAGAGTAAGTCGGAGAATATGTTGTAGCACTAGATACTGAGGTAGAATATAGGAAAACATTTCCAGCATTCGTAATATCCGAACCATTATTTGTAACAGAAGCATTAAGAGTAACTTTAACATACTTATTTGCTCCAGTTCCAGAAGTTTCAATAGTCTTAATAACAGCATTAGCAGATAATTCATATTGTTTAGTAGTATCTCTGAGTTGAATCTTTTCTCCAACAACTAGAGGGAAATTATCAACTTCCCAGTTGTTGTTATCATGCTTGATAAATAATACATTAGAATCAGAACCATTCTGCCACGATGCTGGTGAAGCAGTATTACCATCAAGAGAGTGGAAAAGTGGATTGAGTGTAAGTCTACGGTTTGTATTTACACTATCTAACTGACGGAAGCATCTCTTATTTTCTGATGTAAGAATAGAAATAAATAAACCATTCATTAATCCACATGGAACAACACGGTCATTTTGGAAGAGTCCAGTATGAAGGGGAAGCTTCAACTTACACTGAGTGTATTTATTTGAGTTCGTAAATGCTTCACTTGTAGGATCAGCACTTACATTACTGTAATAAGGAGAATACTTGTGATTAGCAAGTTGAGACTTAGTAGAGCCACGAGTTCCACGAGAATCAGGAGTCCATACCCCAGCACCTTCATTTAATGCTCTAAGATTCTTTAGAGTTTCATTTGAATGATAAGCATACTTCATAGCTACATGAACTGGGTAGTGTCTAATTTCCTCAAGTAATTCAGTTTTGTCCCCAGAGTGAATACGAATAGTATCAATGAGAACTTGTCCACCAATGAGTTCATCTAACTGGAGTCGAGTATTACAAGCATTGGTATCTTGAGAAATAGTTAAATCGAATTGGAGGTAAGAGTTCTGAGGTTTGAAATATTCTACATTAGGGGGAATGTAAAATTCAATAACTTTTTGAGCATCATAGGTGAGACCATTTTGAGATGGAATTGCAACATAATCCTCTTTAAGTGGAATCTTGTTATCAACTACGAAAAATCCTGAAGACATATTTTATAATGTAAACAATATAAAAAAATAAATAAAAAAAAATAAATTAAAAATTACCTTGTAGCAGCAAAAGATCCAGCAAGAGATGCCTGTGCTACTTGTTGAAGTGGTGGGGGATCTGTTGGTTTTGAATCTGTCTGAATTTTCTTTGCTGTTTCTACTGCCTCACCTGCTGCCTCAGATAATCCTCCTGCTGCCTGAAGTGCTGTTCCAATAACACCAGCCAATTGAAAACCAGGGACAAATCCAAGCATGTCAAGAGCAGTACCTCCAATTGTAGCAAGATTTCCAAGTTTTTCTCCAAAATTATCTCCAGCAAGACCCTTTCCTGCTTTAAGACTTTCATATTCTGAAGCAATATCCATACCAGATGAAACAAGTCCACCTAGAACTCCTACACCTTTACCTAATGCCCCAGCTACCTTAGCACCCTTTCCAGCCAATTCTCCTACCTCTTCAGCACTCTTAGCACCTTTAGTTAATACATCAGAACCTTCAGCAAATGTTCCTTCACTTGTTGTAATAGCAGCCGAAGGTTTTTCAGCAAGTTCATCTATTTCTTCACCTGCTGCTGCTGCCTTTGGTTTTAATTCATCTGGTGTCGGTTTTACTTCAGTAAAGCCAGGCTTACCAGCATTCTTAACAGATTCATTGTAAGAATCTAGTGTAGTTTTAAAATTACTCATTGCAGTTGATTCTGTAAGAGCATCTTTAACTCCAGACATGATACCTTCTTGTTCGTCATTACCTACAGCAACTTTTGCTGCTTTAGAAGCATTCTCTATTGCCGTCTTATTTTGTAGTCTTATACTTTCATTAAGATTACTTACAGCACCCATTCTTGAGTTCCCGAGGGAAATAGCACTACTCATGTTATATCCATCCATTGTTTTATATTATTCATTATAAATTAATTTTGAGAGATATTTTCTAATTTATTTAGTTCATCTTGTTTTTCTTCTTCACTTTGATCTGCTCCTCCAGTAGCTACGAGTTTCCTAAAATTATGGAACATCTCAGGGGGATTCTTTGATAATTTCATATAACAGAAATCATATTTCTTCTTACAACATTGTTTATATAATTTTAACCAGTTCTCACTACCCTTGAATAAATCCCCAAATTCTTCCGAAATTGCAAAAAGTTCCCGTTGATTAGGGAAAGGACTTCCTACAATTACAGAGGTAGCATTAGATCTTATAATAGGATCTACAGCACCTCTGAACTTCTGAACTGATATAACTAATAATTTAATACCGTAATGACGGCTACGAGTTACAAGATTTGCTATGTTACTATCCAGCATTCCCACACAATCATCAAGAACCAAAGCAATTTCTTTTGTAGGATCATCATCTCCTTTAGCTGTTTGTCTTTGTATAATATTTTGAATTAATTCAGGACTATACGTATCATGACATTCGAATCTCTTTTTCATAAATCTACTTGTACTATCCATATTGATTGTGGGACTAATTACAACTACACCCCCAGGGAAAAAATCTTGACCATAAAAATTATCATTTAGAAAAAGTGAACTAATTATGGTACTTTTTCCAGTCTGTCTTGGACTTATCATGAGGAGACATTCACCAGCCCCTTTCACACCTACACCTACATCAGGCAAGTTAGGATGGTGGTATTTTGCTGTTCCATTATTTTCATCGATTATAGGAATAATTTCTGGACCTTCCATTGTATATTATACTTTAGAAATTATTTTTTTAATTTAATCTTTATATTATACATTATATTTTTAATGTGTATTAAAAACGTTCTTTGAAAAAAATCCAGAATCACCATAGTAACATTTTGGAGGATATACCAATTGCTTGATAGCTTCTTCATGTTTTTTTCTTTCTACTTCTTCTTCAAGCTTTTTCTTTTTTTCTGCCTTTCTCCTTTGTCTTAATTGTTCATTTTTTAATAATGCTTCATCAATTGCCTTCTGTATTATATCAGGATCTATATCTGCTTTAGGTCTTGGTGGTGGTACATCATTGACAATATCTTCTAATTCTTTTTTTTTACTTGCCTTCTTTTTTTGATTAGCCTTTGATTCTAATTCTTTCATTTCTTTTCTTTCTTTTGCTTTTTGTTTCCGTGCTTCAACTGCTTTCTCTCTTGCAATTTTTAATTTAGCCTTATGCTCTTCACTCATGGGCTTACGTGGTTTCTTCTCTTTCTTTACTGGTGCTACTACAGGTTCGGTCGTCTTCTTCTGCTTTACAAATATTTCATCTGTGTTAATATTTTCTTTAACAGGCTCTGGTGGTTCATCCTCCTCAGTATCAGATTGTGGTGGGGTTTCAATTATTAAATCAGGATCATTTACAATTTCAGGTAAAATATTTGACATTCTCTATATTTTACTTTATATTTTATTGTATTTCATTAAAAAATAATTAAAAAAAGGTATAAACTAAATATTTATTTTACATCTTATGTTTTTGTCTAATATGTAACACTACAACTGTAGAACCTACAGCACTCTTGACAAACTTCTCTGTCTTATCAATTAAATCAACTGAAAAATCTCCAATACTTAATGGGCCTGCATTATTAAGATCAAGATAAGTTTTTTCACCAGGTTCAAAAAACAATCCACCTGTCTCATTACCACTATTATCAAAACGAGGGCAGTGGTAAATAATTTGAGACTGATTACCAGTAACTCCATTGATACTTCTTTGTGTTAAATTATTTACTCTTACAAATACAGATTCATTTGCTACTAGTTTAGGTACTACAGTAGATGAGAATGTTACAGCAGAACCATTAGTGGTTGTAGGTGTTTCAAGAACAGCAGTATTATCAAATCCAAGAATATTTGACATATTTGCTCCAAGAGTGGGTCTGTATTTCTTACTTTCTGAAAGAATAGGCACTACATCGTAGGCAATCTTTCCTCCAGAAGTTCTTACAAAATCGTGTTCTGTAGGAACTCCAGTTTCATTATATAATCTTGTATCTACAGTATTTAGATATTTTGTTCTCTTTATATTTAATAGTGTAGCATACCAATCATGGTTTGTTAGTCTTTCATTTAATGGAATGCTATTTGATTTTGTAGTATCATATCCATCATAATTAAATCCAGTTATATCTCTACCTTCATATTTATGAATTTGTAAATAATTATCTGTTCTAGCATCACCATCTGCTGTTCCTCTAATTTCCATCTTACCATATAAATAAGCACAAGTTTGAGCAACAGGTTTAAAGTAAGATGTTTTATTATTTGATGCTTGGTAATCTGGACTACATATTTTTGATGGAGTTGCTGATACTCCTTTAGTTAATGTAACATCAACTGCTTCACCATCTACAGTAAATTGAATATGATTGAATGCAGAAGCATTACCAGTTAAATCATACGGTTCAGAGTTGGGACTCCCACTTCCATTCCAATAATCTACTTCTTCCATTTCAAAAGTAAAATTTCCTCCTGATTGTCTTTTAGCAACTGATTGATATAAACGTAGTTCATAGATATCTGAAGCATTATTATATACAGATGATGCTACATAATCATAGAAACCCATTCCATTATGTTTCCAATAGGGTGGAGATGCAAAATATCTAAATACTTGAGTCCCATCAGGAGCTACATGTTTTACTTGAGGATTACAATATCTACTTAAGCCAACACTCCAATTTGAAGCATTCCCATAATTAACTTGAAAATTTCCTTGAGTGCAAGATAGTGGTGATGATTTTATTTGAGCAAATGCTCTAGGATTCTCCGAAGCATTCGTAGACCTTTTGTAAAATCTATGATTACTTCCTGTATATTCCCAACCATCAGACCAAAGATCTCCTTTTACAAAGTCTGCTTGATTCGATGGTGAACTGTCTTGAGTTGGTTTGTTATCAGTACCTGAGGCAGATGACTTTTTATCATACGTTAAATTAAAACCTTCAAAAACATTTCCTGTTCCTCTTTTTACAGAAGCATTAGCTTCACCTTGTAGATCAGGATGATAAATACCAGTATTCATATTTGGTATAAGAGCATTATCTACATAGTCTTCAGAATTATATTCTCCATACGGATCTACACGGATAAGTGCTGGATGTCTAGGAGATTCTTCAAATGTAAAATCATCAGTTAATTTTTTTCCGATATATTGATACATAGTTGAATTAGTTCTTCCAACAGAAAATACACCATCCTTATTCATCTTAATACTCTGCAATGCTACTTCACTATTGGGAGGAATAACCAAAGGTGTTTGTAAATTGTTAGTAAATGAAAATGCTCTATCGAGACCTCTTGGAATAACATCAACATTACTTAGAGTCTCAAATTTGTTGTTTGACAATATTACCAATGACATTTTTATAATATTCTCAATATAAAAAAAATATAATAATAATTATAATAAAAATGCCGAAACATACTAAACCTCAGATGTATGACAACAATGAATGCTTTAACCTACCAAAAAAAAATGAAGAAGATAAAAAGATCAATCCTAAAAAAGTTTTTAAAGGCTATACTGCCCCCAAGGGTCGGAAAGGTTCTAAAAAGTCTAACATTACCAAAAATTACTAAATACATTACCAAACTTCATTTTTTTTGGTAATTTTTTTTATGGTCTCTTATGCTCTTATTATACTCTATTATATATATATACTATATATATAAATTACTTAAATTACCAAAATTACTAATATATTATATATTAGGAGAGCAGAGTAAGAGTATATAAAATTTATATATGTACTCGGACTAGGACTTTATGGGGAGGACTCATTTTGAGCTATTTTGTAATGTTTGGTAATTTTTTGGTAATTCCCCAAAATCCAGCCTCACGTGTAATTATTAATCCTTCTTCATTAAATCCTGTTGGACTCTTAATATTTATCCTCATACAACCATTTATTCTCAAATATTTATTTACATCATTACTCTTGACTTGTAAATTATTGTCTTTGAATATTTGTTTAACTTCTCTGAGTGTTAAACGATCATTTCTATTTTTTGTGAATGTAAATAATTTTTTCACTTCTTCATTTATATCTGTATCAATGTAATCATAAATATTTTTAATCTTCCGTTTCATCTTATTACAATATATATTATAATCATATTTTTAAATCTATTCATCATCAAGTATTCTCAGAGATCTCCAGCCATCAAATGATTTGCCGTCTCTCATTATTTTGCATTTGATACCTCCACGACTAGTAAGGTATTTATTGTATTTCTGAGGACTCATGTTGATTTGCTTTTTAGTAATTAAATATCTCAATTGTTTAGTTGATACAATATCATCATAGCCGACCTGCTTTTGTATACTGCAATCTTTTTCAGAATCCCAGTCATCATAAGTCTGCCCCTTGTATAATAGTAGTTCGTCAAGTAGTGTATATTCAGTTTCAGCTTCTTTGAAATCTTTTTGAGCTTCAGCCATTGATTTTGGTAATGGTAATCTTTCTCCATAACTTTCAAAGAGTATATCCACAAAAGCATTAACTACGTCTTTAGACTTACTCCAAGATTTAATGTTATCGTCTTTCTTATGGTATGAAATAATAATCTCATTTGTTTCTTGATTTCTAACTGTTGTTCCGACCCTCTCATCATCAACAAATTTAGATGGGAAGTAATAAATAGAACTTGTCTCTTTAGCATCAGTAGGTGTGATAGGTGGTAAATCATTGCAGAAGATCATTGGACGAACCTGTGTTTGAAAATTAATTTCATCTTGGTGATTTAATCTTGCTTCAATGACATCTCCACCACTAGCTAATTTTTTCAATATATTTCCATTCATTTTGTATGTATTATTTTCATCTCTTGTAATCTCATTTGTTAAACAGAATCTTTTGAACTCAAAAGGTATTAACCATGAAAAACTCTTAGCACTATCTCCAATGTTATTTTTGAATACAAAGTTTTCTCCATTAGTTGTTCTACAGTAATCTCCAAAAGCTGCTTCAAGCATTCCAACTAAAACACCTTTTCCACAATCTCTCTCACCCATACAGACAACCCAGTTTTTATCTTCAATCTCTCCAGCTAATGCCCTAGCAGCTGTATTGAGCCAACTATCTCTCATTTCATTATCATTAGCAAAAATAGGATTTAATATTCTTTTATAGACTTCATCTCTGAACTCTTTTGTAGAAGGTGTATAATCTCTTTTTATTTTTACAGCAGTATACGTCTCAGTATCATAGGGCTTGAGTGTATTACTCAAGAAATCCCAGTAACCATTATTGAAACATAATTTCCTAAAATTACTATTAAACAACTTATCCAAAAAATCCTGATCTTCTGTAGGAGTTACAAACTTTAAAATATTTGAACAACCAGTGGCCATAGTTGAGTATGGTCTCAATGCTCCTTCATCATTCATAAAAATATTTAATTGTGCAATTATCTTTTTTAATTCTTCTTTGATATCTTTTTCTCGTGAGATCCATACATTATCAATTTTCATAAAGTTTCTTCCATTACAATGAATGTAATCATTTTTTAATTTATCTGATACTATTTGACCTCCTTCATAATCAGATCCAATTGTAATCATTTCATCTATTTCTTCTGGTACATCAAATGGTTTAATTTTCAATTGAACTTCATATCCTGTTTTACTTTTGATTTGTTGTTCTAACATTCTTTTAACGTAATCTTGAGACCATTCATCATTTAATTTTTCAATATGCAAACCATCATGAATCAAAGCACCTACAACATAATTATTTTCAATTAACCAGTTATACATACATAAAAGAACTTTACACTCTTCAGTTTGTATGTAGTAGGATAGGGCTGAGCCTTTGAGATTAAAACCATTTTGACCTTTTCTATTTTCAGCTTCCATAATGTATTTTACCATTCCATCTTCCAATAATAGTTTGTCTCTGTTTTCAATCATTTCCTTTTCAAGTTTGTAAAATAGTTTAGGTATCTCAGGTATATTATTATCTCTCATCCATTTCTCAGGACTACCTCCGTAAAAGATAGCCATAAATAAACTTTTACATGAATCACGATCAATACCTTTTCTTTTAAAATCATTAAATATAATATCTCTTTTTGTAATTAGCTTTGAGAGTGTTTTTGTATTATATCCTTTCTTTTCAAATATTTGTTGTAGTAGTACTGGATGACAATTGACAACATCTAAATCATCATATATTGTATTACAAATAGAACCTTTAGTGATTCTATTCATGTTATATTGACATCGGCAGGTATCCTTAGGATTTCCCTCTTTATCTACTTTAATTGAATCGATACGAATAGTTAATCTTCCTATTTCATTGATAGTATATCTAACAACAACTTTACCATTGTTGGAGTACTTAATATATTTTTTAAGACTTGCTTTCTTTTCATCGTCAAGCAAACCTAATTGTAAGAGTTTATTAGCATTATTAATATTGAATCTTTCAGTAAGGGTAAAAGAATTATTAGACATATTATTACTCATTTATTTTATATTATATACAAAGATTTTTTTTAAATATTTTAAACTAAAATTATTTCTTTTTAACTAAATGAACTTTGTCAATTTTGTGTGCTTTACTTGAAGGATCAATAGCAGCATAGACCCTGGCTACTCCCCATTGTGTAGCAGATTTAACTTGAGGTCTTACTGACTTAGGGTTCGAATAAAAAGCTCCTTCACCTTTTTCTTGTATAGTTTTTAATCCAGACAATTTATAACCTGTTTTTTTAGAAATCTCTGAGAGACTATGATCTTCGTTTAGTTTGTATCCATACTTCTTGTTATATTTTTGTTTGTATGTCGGCATTTATTATTGTATTAGATTATCTTTTCATTATTTTTTTTTTAATATCAGAATAATTTTCCATCTGTTTACCAATTTTTAAAGTAGGATAAATAAAAATATTATCTTTTTGTATCTTCCACCAGTAGATATCTAAATAATTATCTCTGCAATGATCCTTACATAATTCATCATAAGATTCTTGAAAGCAATTGATAAGAGTATCATAAAACTTTTTTTGAATTAAATAACCTCCTGTGTGTTGTGCCTCTGTTACACGATTGTAGTTCCACGAAACACTTTCTTTTCTGTTATGTCTTACAAGTCCTTCTAGTAAACATACATCAAAATCAATTTCAGGATAAACAAATTTATCTTTATTAACCCATTCAAAATCATCTTCAAATATTAATACTTGATCCCATCCCTTTTCTTTAGCATATTGTAATGCTTTAATATGAGACTGAACACAACCCTTGTATCCATCATCAGTTTCTACAGCTTCTATTCTAGTTACATTTTTAAAATCTTTCAATTGATTTTCAATGTGTATTTTTCTATCATTTCTTTTTTGTAAGTTAATGTATAGACTAGGAATATTAAACATGGAGTTTATAGATATGAAAGAAAAAAAAATAAATACAAACTTAATTGAAGTAACAGAACAGAGATTGGTAAAACAATATATTGAGCCAGATGATGTAGTATTAGAACTGGGTGCTAGATACGGAACTGTATCATGCCTTATCAATAGAAATCTTAAAAATAAAAAAAATCAAGTATCAGTCGAACCCGATGAACGTGTATGGAGTGCTTTAGAAATCAATAAAAAAAATAATAATTGTGATTTTCATATTCTGAAAGGATTCTGTAGTAATACAAAATTATCTTTAACAAATATAAATGATTATATAGATGGGTATGCTGCTACATTTCTAGAAAATAATAAATCAAATATATTATCATATACATTACATGAAATAGAAGAAAAATATAAATTAAAGTTCAATGTATTAGTTGCAGACTGTGAAGGATTTCTTGGAGAGTTTTTTTATCAGAATCCAAACTTTTATGATCAATTAAGAATGATAATTTTTGAAGCAGACTATCCTGAAAAATGTGATTATGATATGATACGTGTAACCTTATACAGTAAAGGATTTGAATGTAAATTGATTGGTCATCAAAATGTATTCATAAAAAAAATGTAATAGATAATAAATGCCTGTTTATATGAAAATAACTCCATCAACAGCAAAAGGAAAAAAGTATACAGCAGTATTCAGCCATAAGGTAGATGGTAAAATTAAAAAAATTAAGACTACTCACTTCGGTAGTGCTGGGGCGTCAGACTATTTACAACATAAGGACAAAGATAGACGAGAGAGGTACAGAGCAAGACATAAAAAAGATCTGAAGACTGGTGATTATAAGAGGGCAGGGTTTCTAAGTTATTACTTATTATGGGGGGACACGACATCTTTACAAAAAAATATATCTAATTATAAGAAAAGATTTAATCTTAAGTAATTATGGTTCTACCTCTGGTTCAGGCTCTGACTGTGTTATAACTTCTTTAAGTGCTTCATCTTCTTCTTTAGATTCTTTAAATGGTTTAATTTCTCGTAACCCATTGACAATGATAGGTTTTCTAACCTCATCATATTTTCCATCAAACTTTTTATTAAACATTTGTATTACATCTAAATCAATCGATGGTGATGATTCCATTAAATTATCATATTCTGCTCTCATTACTTTTAAAAAGTCTCTACAAGGTTTTCTTTTTTTATCATGTAAAGATAATTCTATTTCAATATTTCTACTTAACTTAGCCCAAGCTAAAGCAGATATTCTATGACCTTCATAGACTTCAGAGTATCTCAAAAAACTTAATAGAGTCCCAAGTATACCACACAATAAATTTAAAGATCCTACAGCAGCAGAGAATCCTTGTTTGAAGTCTTGTGGTACATAACTATCAGTAGCAAAGTTTGCTGTTCCTGTTAATGTAGATAATACAATGATAGGTATTTGAAAATGATGATATTTTTTTTTATATTTTCTTTGAGAGAAACTATGTAAATACTGAAAACATAAAGCAACCTCACCCCATTCACTAAGTAGGTCTTCTATTTCTGGAGACCAATCTTCAATATTTTCTGGTATATTCCTCGGAGTTTTTAAATCCATTTATAAGTTCAATATATAAAAAAATAATCTTGATAATATTATAAAATGTCTGAAGAAGGTCAAATCCGAAAAGTCACTGTAATTGGAAATGGAGCAACACTCAAAGATTTTGATTTTACAAAAATTAAGGATGAAACAATTGGGATGTGCCTTGCCTATAGACACTGGGAGAAGATTGATTGGTATCCAGATTACTATGTTTGTGTAGATCATGTAGTATTACATTCTAATCATAAAGATATCAAAAAAATGATTGAAGATGATAAATGTAAAGGAGGATATTTATTAAGTAGAAGTATTTTAAGGGATTGTCCTGAATTAGCTGAAAATCAAAAAGTTATCTTTTTAGAAGATTTTCAGAGACAACGTGGAAATCCTTTCAGATACCTTGTTGATTGGTGTAGTGGTTCTGTTGCTGTATTATTTGCTGTGATCCTCGGATTCAATGATATTCATATTATGGGAATAGATTGTAACTATAAAGAGTTTTTACCTGAAACTGAAAAACTTGAGGATGGTACATTAAAGATTACAAAGACTCCTGAAAGTAATCCAAATTATTTTATAGATGATTATCAACGTGAAGGAGATCTATACAATAAGCCGAATTGTAAAGAAGTTCATATTCCATCATGGGAACATATAGTATTTATTGTAACTGGATATACTAGACTCAATAATTTATATATGAATATTACTTGTTGGACGAATGATGAAGTAGAAGGATTAAGTAAATACTTTCA